GTGTAGCCAAGAAGCAATCCATCAGTACCATATTTTGGTGTGCGACGTGTAGTTGTCTTAAGGGTATAACCAGCGCTGCCACCATCACCTGTTCCTTGTACATAAGTATTAGGTTCACCTTGTACGACGGATATAATATCTTTAGGAAGAGATCTTCCTGTCATTGCCTCGTATGCACTAATAGCCATCATTTACCCCATAAATCCGAAGTCTTTGAGGACTGTTGTTAGTCCATCTGCAACTGCATCTCTAGCGTTATTTGTGTACTGCCAGCGTGGATCTTTGCGAAGTGCACGTTGGTACTCATAGATAGGCATCTCGCCATTAGGTCCAATAGCTGCTGTTAGCGATGGATCTGTAAGGCGAATATCATTTGGGTTAATCTCAAGAATAGCTGCCATCTGTGTCTTGTATGGAGAGTAGATAGTTGATAGGTCAGTGCCTTCTGCAAGCATCTTCTTAACATTATCTGGCATACCAGCCGCAGCAATGTTGCGGATATCTTGCTTTACCTTTTCAATATCTTTTCCGTTTTGTACTTCTTGAGTCCAAAGATTAATCTGGTCTTCTGATAGTTGAACACCATTAGAAGCCATAGCAGATAAAAGACTTTCTTTTGTAATAGCAGACTTGTCTGCCTTCTTGTCAAGAGATTCTTTTGCTAAAGCAGCGAGAACTGGAAGTTTGCCTAGTTTCTTATCTTCGTACTTTCCAGTCTTGATAAGGTCTGTAATAAACTGTAAACGGTTTAATCCACCAGTACTTTGACCATTAACTGTACGGTTAGGATTCTTGCGCTCAGCATCGTTAAGAACTTTTGTTAAGGCTGCTACTTCTGCCGTATTTGCTTCTCTACCAAGTACATTTTTGATAGCATAACTAATAGTGGAAGCTGCTTCTGTAGGACTGGAGATAGTAAAAGTTGGTTGATTTTCTCCACCAGTACCACCACCTGCAATGATTAAGTCCGCAGAATTAGCGTCTTTAATAAAGGTTCGGAAATCTGCGCCTTGAAGTTCTTTAGGAAGAAGTGCTCTACGCTCAAGAATTGACTGGACGGCTATTTGTGTTTCAGCCCAGCTTTCTTTTCCGTCAACAGCACCTTTATACAGAGTTGGAAAATTCTTTTTAAGGTCGGTTTGTAAGGCCGTAAGAAGGTTATCATCTGTTAATACTGTGCTAAGAATAGCGCCAGATGTTTCTATTGGCGTATTTTGAGTACCACCGGTACCACCTATTGCGCCTTGTTGTCCTTGATTTGTTGGTGCCGCTACTGGAATCTTCTGCTCAGGCAGTGGCTTTCTTGGTTCTGCACCGAGAGCCTTTACTGCATCATATGCAACTTTTGCCTTCTGATATGCAGAGGTGTAACTTGCATCACCCTGATATCCAGATAGACCAATTTCTGCAGTACTAAGTTCTTCAAGAGTCTTTTCATAAGCGTCGTTAGCAGTTTTCTTTTTAGCTGTTGTTTCTTCTGCCTTTTGTATTTCAGTTAGTTCAGTTTTAAGAGCATTCTTTTTTTCTTGAGCAGCCTGATACTTTTCCTGAGCCGCTTCATACTTAGCCCTATTCTTTTCGATAAAGGTTTTACTGCTACGCATATTCTTTAGTTTTTCGTATGTATTACGAGTTTCTAAGGTGGCTGCATCAAACTCTTGTTGAATCTGCTCTACTGTTCTAGCCATTTAGTCTCCAAGTAGTCTTCCGAAGAGAACATCATATGCTGCTTGAGTGTTCTCGTTGAATTTTGCCATCTCACGTAGTCGTGCAATAGTTTCGTCTTTATACATCTTTATCATTTGCTGAGATCCGCCATACTGGTCATAGTTGGCTTTTTCAACCTTGTACTGGTTGTATAAAGAAAGCATCTCGCCAAGTTTTCCTTCTGTCTTTGGACGAATGCCGCTATTATTCCGAAGCATATCTTCAAGTTCAGCTAATGTACGCTGTCTTTCAATAGCTTTTTGGCTGCCCTGTGATAGTTCTTCTTGAACCAAAGGACGTCCTGCAAAGAAGATTTGTTTCCAAGAATCAAACTCTTTACGGAGTTGAGTGCGGTCATAATCTACGACTGCTGTAGATAAAGCCTCTTCAAATTGGTCTTTGCGTGTGTAATACTGCTGAAGGTCTGATGCTGTCTGTACATCGCGCAAGTAATCTTCAACTCGCTTGTTCTGTAATAGGCCCATATCCTTCATAGTCTTGTATGCGTCCCAAGAGAAGCCTGACTTGTGTGGAATAAGGAATGCTGCTGCTGTCTGATACTTTTCAAAGAGGTCTTTGTTCTGGTCTACAAAGTATCCAGCTTCTTCTGCATAACGTAGTGGAGCAGAAGACTTCTTCTCTGATTCAGAAAGAGTATAAGGAACTTCATTAGGATAGAGTTCTACCCACTTAGCCATAGCAGCGTCATAATCGCCTGGATACTGGTCTAGTAGTTTAATCCAAGCCTGCTTCCAGCTTGCTGCTCCATTATCAGAAATCCACTGAGCCATATCTGACTTCAACTGTATTCCAGGTGATGCTGGTGCAAGGAAACCTAAAGCAAAGCGCACTCGTAGAACACCAAGCGTAGTGTTTTTAACAGCTACTCGATAGTCTTCTAGTTCTTGCGCTGATGGCGGAAGCAATACTCCGTTTTCATCATATCTCTTAGGTATGCCGTGTCCTGATGCTTCAAGATATGTAACAGCTTTGCGCCAAGCGCTTGCATATTGTGAGTTACGCTCATCTTGATCCATTGCAGCCACAAAACGGTTGATATGCGCTGGCAATAAAGCAGAAAGTATTGGTTGGTCTACAGCATACTTACCAAGAGCGTATCCCTTGATGGTATCTGCCGCGCCTGGGTCAAAAATATTGACCAAACTTGCAATAGTTGTAACGCTTGCTCCAGCCGCTGGACCAGAGAATGTTGGAATCAGTGAATCTGGGTTCAAAGATGGTGTAATCATCTTCAACTGTGCGCCAAATTCTATAGGGAATGGAACTCTAAATTGATTTCCAATACCCAAACGGTCAAGTGTGCCTTGAACTGCGTTATATACAGGAGCAATTCCTGGATAAACAAAGTAAGCCTGTCCTTGGTCGTCCTTTTGTACCCAACCTGAGTGGGTTACACCCTCATAAGTGAGCGCTGCACGCTGTACTGCTTCAGGATTGAAGCGTACTGCGCGGTATAAACGACGATAGAAGTCTTCGGTAGCACGATAGAATCGCGCAAAGTTACGTGCAGAGAATGCAACCTGTGAACGAACAAGAGGATTGTCAATATAAGCCAAAGATTGAGCAACTGCTCTGTCTTCTACTACGCTTGCAAGTTCGCGCTTAGCTACATTTGTAGCAGAAGCAATCTTCTTTACGTCAGTAGGATCAATTCCTTTTGTATATGAATTAATCCAAGCCTTTTCAAACCCTGTATTTTGCATCTGCTTACGGATAGTAATCATCTGATTAAGAACCAAAGGTTCACGAGAAATACGAGCGTTAGCCATACCTAGCCAAGTCCAACCATTAGTCATTAGCGTTGATGTGTATTGGCTTGCATCAACGGCTGGAACTAATGTTGGTCCAATAATAGATGCTGGTAAATCTAATTCGTTTTCTGGCAAATCATCAAGCGACAATTTTCCAGTTACTACCCAATTACCCTCTTCATTTTTAGTGCGAATTTTATTAAGAAGGTCTAGGTTAAGAGTCTTTCCATCTTTCTTGACAAAGTTTTCTTTAGCGCGGTTGAAAGCAATCTTGGCGATAGCTTCTGGAGTCATATCAAGGCGTGAGTCCTTGAAGAACTTCTGGCCTTGCTTTGTTGTGGTAATCCAGTTAGCCATATCATTAATGATGTCTGACTCTTGACGAACACCCATACCTGCTACTGCAATACCACCAAGTTCGTCGTTTGAGTAATACCCAATACGAAGCATCCAGCCGACAAGAGAAGCCTCGTCTTGCTTAGACACAGCCTGCGCTTTGAAGCCAATCTCGCCTTGCTTCTTAGCATATCTAGCCTTTGGAAGTGAAAGCGTAAGCGCGTGTGCTGAGACACCAGTGCTTTTTACTAGGTCTACTGCTCGTGAAATGTAGTCATTGCCAGTAGCAAAGTTGAATCCACCTTCAGATATTGTGGCAAGTGCGTTTTCAATATCACCGTAAATGAGTTGCTCTGATAGAAGCTCTGCTTCTTTCTGATTAAGCGGTCCTCTTCCTAATTTACCAAGGAAGCGGTTTACTTTTCCTTCAGTCAAGGCACGAGCAAAAATCTGACGTGTCTGTCCTACAACTCCACCTTGAACTTCTTTAACTAAGTTATCAATCTGTGTCTGGATTTCAGCCTTCTTGACAACATCATTTGTTGATTTAAGAGTAGTTTTCAAGCCCTTAATCTCAGTACGAGTTGCGGCAATTTTTGTATCAAGAGCGGCAATCTCTGCTGTGTACTTCTCAACATCTTTCTTATTGACAAAGCGCATAATAGATCCGAGTGGATTTTCTACAAATTGTTCTACTCTTGTCCCACCCTTGCCGGCACCAATAACAGTGTTCAGGCGTGTTGAAAGCATACGAGCCTTAGCAATTCCCCAAGGAGATTCACCAATAGCAAGGTTAACCATAAGGTCTTCGGTTGCGTTACGAATAGCATAACGTGGACCAGCAAGAGTTAAAAATGACCAATATCCAGTCATCTTGCTAACCCAGTCTTTATTAGCCTGGCCAAATGCTTTTTGAATAAATGAAGAACGGAATGCTGCTCTGTCTAAATCTTGAAGACTTGGTGAAGTCACCAGTGGTGACATATCAGATGGAAGTGCTCCCACATCTTGGAAGCCGTCATCTGCTAATGAGAACTTAGCCTGTCCTTTACCGCGTAATTGACGAACAATTTTCTGTCCGTTTTCTGTAGCGTTAAGGCCACGAATGTCAGCGATAGTTTCCCATACGCCGTAGAACATATCCTTCTTTTTACCAACTTCATCAACTTGGTCAAATGCTTCAGCAATAAGACGTGATTCACGTTGTGGCAGTACAAGGCGTGCTAGGCGATAAATCTGTTCTGGTGCATTAGCAGCGGTTACATCTAGTACATCGTTCTTAAATAATGGGGCTGTTGCAAATTTAGCCTTGAACTTATCAATGCGCTTTTGGATAATAGACATTGGAAGTCGTGCAATATCTTTGCTTGGCAAGTCACCTTTAACGGAGTCAACAATTACCTTTTGTCCGTCAATAATCTTTTGGACAATTCCGTCAGTGGTTGAAGATCCGCCAAAGAAATAATCATCTACAAACTTAGGACCCATTCGGTCAATGTCTACCAACTTGTTAGCCGTTGTCATTGTATTAACACGAATTTTACGTAGTGGGTCCATACGAGGGATGATAACTCGACGGCGACCAATCTCGCCACGCATCATATCTCCGACTTGCTTAGTATTCTCAAAGAATGCTTGAGCTGTCTTGGCGTCAGTTACTGGAACTTCTGCTTTGCTAAGAGACTTAATAACCGCTGGTCCAAGTTCTGGAGCCAAGATAGACATATTCTTTTTGGCTATATATGCAGCCGCTGGAGATTTATCTGCAACAGCTTTATTTAGGTTAGCAATTTCTGCACCATAGGCATTCCAAAAGTCAATTACCTGTGGCTTTGCAAATACCTCTGCAACGTTACCTTTTCCTACCACTATATCAAGTGCGTAGTTACGGACGTCCCAAAGTTTCTTAACCTTAGCAAGACCTAGTAATGGGTCAGCTTTAACTCTATAGGCTGCATCTACTGAACCAGATATAGCCTTGTAAAAAAATCCAGAACCTTCAAGCTCACTAGGTAAAACAAAGTTTGCGACCAAACGTCCAGGAGAATATTTTGCAGCATTAACTGCATCTTGTGCGTCTTGCCAGTTTGCACGAGCAGCCGCTAAATCTTCTGGACTTCCAAACCCTGGGACATCTTTAAGATTAGGATCTGCAAGCATTAAATACTTTTGTTGTTCTGGTGTGGCAGATTTCATAATCTTGCCAATATCTTCACCAGATGCAATACGTACAGCAAGGTCAATTTGTTCGCTACCAAATTTTATTTTGGCATCAATAATACGACCTGGGCTAAATACCTTATCGCCTTTATCGTTAGCAATATCCCAAGCGTTGCCTTGTCCAAAAAGTGGTACGCCTTGGTCTACAGCGATAGCTGCTGTTCGATAGAGCCGAGTAGACAAATCTGATACGTTATTAAGACCAGCAAGTAAGTGACCGCCAGCATAGCCAATAGCATCTCCAGCCATACCAAGGGTATAGTGGTGTGCAGTTCCAAGCCAGCCACGCTTTTGCTTAACCTGTGGGTCTTCGTTTCCAAAGTTCTTCTGTAGGTTTGCTTGTTGCTGTGGTGTGTACTTTGAGTACACCTTGTTGGCTACATCAGACGGAAGATTAGAAAGTTCTTTATGTGCTGCAAGAGCTTTGTTAAAATCATCAATTTGCTTTTGTTCTTCTGGCGATAAACCTGCAGCAGCTCCAACTGCTTTCAAATTTTCAGCCATTAGTTACCTCGCGCTAAAGCATCCTGATACAGAACTGCAATAGATCCATCGGTGTCAAATGGCAGCATTTTTGCCAATGTGTCTGAAAGTTTATTTACTGACTTACCTAGTGTGAGAGCGTTTGAACCAACGCCTGCTCCGATATCTACGCCACTAGTAATAGGCTCACCTGGGCGTGCTGACATTGCATATAGCGGAGTTACTTCACCTTGTGGTTGAGACATTGGTACAGTTGGCGCTTGTGAAGCGGTAACGTCAGGAGTCTTTGAAAGTGGTGCGCCTGACTTAATAGCCTGTGTTTCTTTACCTTCGCCATAGGCGATAGAACCGAGTTTCATCTCTGGTGTTCCTACTCCAGAATCTGTGCGTGCTGAAAACTTACCAGGACCTGACGCACCGGCGAGTGGACCTCTAGCCATCTGTCTCCTCCTGTATTTTCTCTAAGTCTGATGCCATCTCTTCCCAAGCCCTATTTGTTCTGGTCTTGTGGTTAGAGTGGTAGATTGCTAATTCATAAAAACTATCTGTCAATACTTCAAATACTTGTGCAATGTTATGCACAAACTCTAATAAAATTACTACTATGTCGAGAGGACGTACTGGGCGAGGTATAAAGTCCTTATCAAACTTGTCCATCACCCAGTACTCCCATCAATATAATTAAGCCTTCTTGCCTTTACGAGCTGGTCCGGCATAACCGAATTTTACTTCGCCTGCACCGGCTGGCTTTGGAGCCTTAGTGTCAACCTTAACTGGTTGTACTGAAGCCTTTGCGCGTGATCCTTTGTTCATTTTGCACCTCCTTCGGTTATGCTGCGCCGGTAATACCGGCTAGTAGTTGAGCGATGTCTGGACGTTGACCAGCAGCAGGGGCCGTACCAGCTATTTCTTGTGGAGGTTGCTGCGAGGCAGGAGCGGTGGCCGCGCCTGCTGCTGGAATCTGTTCCTGCATTCCTGGCATCATTGGTGCTTCAGGTGCTGGTTCTGGTGTAAATACCTTTTCAACAATGTTCTCTAGGGCTAATCCCTTTTGACGGCCTTTAATAACTTCAGCAATGCGAGCAACAACTTGAGCCGCATCTTGTCCCTGCGCCGCCATCTGCGGTAGTGCTTGTGCATACTGGGCCACTGCGAGTCTAAGAGAGTCGCGCATTTCTTCAATATCAACCCTCTGCTCTTCTTGAGTAACATTGATATCCACCGGTAATTCTCGACGTACATAGTCGCGTGAAACGAGTTTGTCTGAACGCATCTGTAGCAACGCAATAACTGCGCGGTTAGGATCCATACCAGACATAATTCCGTAACGTACATCTACGCCATACTCGCCCTTGATATCACGAGATGGGATGTATTTAAGTGAGAACGGAGTACCGTCATCACTGCCCTTGATAGTCTTAGTAATAGAACCGAAAATCTTCTCATCTACTTCAAAGCAGAGTCCGATAAGTTCTTCAAACATACGAGCAAACTGTGCTTGCGCTGCCTTGATTTGTGTATCAAAGCCAGCTTGCAAAGCCTGGACTCCACGACCTGTAACGATTGACGCATCAATCTGACCAGAGCGTGATTCTGGGTAACGAGCACCTAAGCGAAGTTCACGCTCAAGGACACCTGACTCAGTAAAGACTCCCGGAGGAAGTTCAAGCCCAACTCGACGAATAGCTTGCGGATTAGCCGAACGCATAATGGCGTCTGGACCCAGTGCGAGTTCCTGAACATCCTGCGGAATAGCAATA